TACCTATGTTGTATGGAAACTACGGATGAATCCACAATTAAAGTTTCTTGTTGTATCTGCAAGTAAGGATAGAGCAGATAACTTTTCTACTTTTACTATGAGATTGATCAATGAGATGCCTGTACTTGCTCCACTACGACCAGATGACTTTCAAAGAAACAGTAAGATCAGTTTTGATGTTGGCCCTGCTCAAGCTGACCACGCACCTTCAGTAAAGTCTCAGGGTGTTCTAGGACAAATGGCAGGTAGCAGGGCAGATGAAGTTATAGCTGATGATGTAGAAGTACCGAATAACAGCTTTACTCAACCGATGAGAGACAAATTATCGGAAGCTGTAAAAGAATTTGATGCTATCCTCAAACCTAATGGTAAAATAACCTTTCTTGGTACACCACAAACAGAACAATCTTTATATCTGACACTAGAAGAGCGTGGATATACCACACGCATCTGGACTGCACGTTATCCAGAGCTTAAAAACAACTATGGAGACAGATTGGCTCCCAAGTTAGCTCAGAAGCTGTCAGAAGAGCTTGTAAAGCCTAAAGATCCTGTTGACCCTGATAGATTCTCATCAATAGATTTGATGGAACGAGAGGCTTCCTATGGCCGTTCTGGGTTCTCTTTACAGTTTATGCTTGATACAAGCTTATCTGACCAGGATAGATACCCTCTAAAACTATCAGACCTGATAATATCTTCAGTAAATCCTGATCATGCACCAGAAAAGGTCATATGGTCTTCTTCACCAGAATATGTAATCAAAGAATTACCTTGTGTAGGGTTTAATGGTGATCATTTCTATCGCCCTGCACAGCAATTTGGTGACTGGATTGAATATACAGGCTCTGTTATGTTCGTAGACCCCTCTGGGAAGGGTCGAGATGCCACTGGTTACGCTGTTGTGAAGATGCTTAACGGTAATCTATATGTTCCTGATGCAGGGGGTCTTAACGGTGGTTACAGTGACGCAGTGCTAACAACTCTATCCAAGATAGCAAAGACAAATAACGTAAATACTATCCTCGTAGAATCCAACATGGGTGGTGGTATGTTTGCAGAACTGATGAAACCCTTTCTTATGAGGTATCATCCCTGCGAAGTAAAAGACGTTAGAAACACTAAAAGCAAAGAACAACGCATAATAGATACCCTGGAACCTGTAATGAACTCTCATAGGCTTATAATCGACCGCAAGGTAGTGGAAAAAGACTATAGATCTAACCCTAATGAAGCACCAGAACGTAAATTAAAGCTTCAACTCTTCTATCAGATGTCCCGTATAACAAGACATAGAGGTTCTTTAGTACATGATGATATACTTGATGCTCTATCTGGTGCTGTAGCCTACTGGACTGAGTACATGAACCAGGATGAAGACCGTAATATAAGATCTCGTAAAGATGAATTACTAAGAGTACACCTTGATAACTGGGGTTCTCTTATGAATAATTCCATCACTCAGACAGCTATGGGTATGACTCCTTCTCAAATAAGTAATTCTAATGATAATACCGATGGCTTTATAAGTAAATCTTATTAAAGCCCACTTGTAGATAGACTGTGGGGGGGACTATAGGGGGGGTCGTTAAATCCACCATAGACTTATCATAGTTACATTATAAATCCACCATAGATTTGACCTTCATCAGCATCTTCATTATAATTATCACATAGGTTCTCTCCCCATAAAACCTATAAAAGACCCTTGTAGTTTCCTTCTGGGTGGACCTACATAGGGTCTTACAAAAGATATTTAAGCTATAACTACAGTCTTTTATATGTAGTACTGTCATAGAGACAGCACTGCAAGTTAATCTATACCTGGTATTTTAAAGATTTTATAGTGTTTTGGACAGTAAAAGGACAATAATTGGACCAGGGGAGGGGATATATAGGGTCTATTGTTACAAAGTGTTAAGATATTTATGTTTTTATTTTATCGATAGCGACCTTATATTAATAATGCAATCAGTACTAGAAATTATTTTCATAGTACTATTCCCAGAAACTTAATTAATCAAATGATTAAAACAACAACAACTTTCAAAGAGAATCTAGAAACTCTTTATAATTCACTAGAACAAAAGCAAAGGGAACCTGGTTTAGGTTGTTACTATTGTTTAAAAGAAGATCTAGAGAATAAAGAAGAGATTCAAAGATTTATTCAATTACTACATAATGACGAAGCTCCTAATGACTGGAGATATGACATTATCCACTCTTTATTGAATAGTCTTTTAAATAATTATGACGTTAACAATGAAGACGAAGCCTATGAACACATAGATATTATTTCTGATTCGTTGGTAAATGTTTATAACCATGGATTAGCTAAATGGTTATGTGATGACGTATCTAGAGGATACTTTGATAGTTCGTCAGAAATAAGCTCTATTTATGAAGTAAACCATAGTGAAAGTATCTATGGAGTAATTATGAAGCGACAGTATGAAGAGATTTATACGATGGCTTCAAAAATAGTTGACTATTGTTCTTAGACAATCCCTTAAAGCCTCTACGGAGGTTTTAAAGGGTTCTCTTAACAAGTGAACCTTAACCGCCCAGTTATTAATTTTAATTATTATGTCTAATTCTTTTAATGCTGTTGCTAGAAAACATCAGCTAAGAATAGCTAAACAAACTATAAAGAATCCACACTTAGCTTTGTTAGGTGGGATGTCTTTAGAGCAAGCCCAGGAAGTAGTTAAGAGGTCAAAAAAATGTGGGAACAACTAGACCATGAAATGGCGGAAGATTTTATTCATAAAGTCTTTAAAAGTTTATATGGTGATCATTATGAAAATTATTCTTATGATGATGTCCTTAAAAAAATTAAATTACTAAAGGACGAAAAAGCATGACCTCTAACAAATACGACTACGAAAAGGAGCTTAAAGCTGCTAAACGTGCAGAAATAGAGCGTATATGGTTTGCCCAGGAAGCAACTAATAAGGAATTATTAGAAGCTTATAAAGCTCTTGATATTAAAAAAGATGATGTTTAATTATGATTTCTCAAACTGAATCTATTTATAGAACTGCATTAACTTATGCAAGCTATAAAAACAAACCAACAACTGTTAATGATGAGTTACTAAACGAAATGTTTAGAGATTTATATTTATTAGCAGATGAATATGGTTACGAACATAAGCCTAGTTAATTCTAGGCTTTTATTTCTTTTTATTTTTTATTATTCCTGGTCTTATTATCCTTGGCAAAACTTTTAGATGGACTCTTAAAAACTTTTTTCAATAGTTTTTATGGGTTCTTCACTGAACCTTTATCCCAGATTATTATTTGTTATGTACAAATTTACAAAAGCTGACCTAGTTCCTGATACTGGTAAACCAGCTACAAAAAAAGAATTTGACCTTATCAGGGGGTATTTAAAAGGTATGAAAGGTCATTGGCCTGACTCATTAATAGAATACCTTGTTCATTCAGTTGATAAGTATCAACTTATGCAAAATTATGTGGGGTTTTAATATGAAACTTTCTACAAACCAAGAGTTTCCTTTGTCAATTTTAAAAGGAGCTTTAATAACCTCGCCTGTATCAGGGGTGGAGAGATACATAAAAGATATATGTGTCGATATAGAAGACCACGAAATAATTATTGTTGATGATGATGGCAATGGTTTATCTTGGGATTCATTAAAAGATTGGTCTATCCAATTCCAGGGGGGTAGATAATGAGTGATTATCCATACAACCTTACAGCAATAGCTACTCATTTAAGGGAGCTTGCAGGGTCTATTGCTAAGAAGCTAGACATAAGTGAACAGGATGCCTGGGATCTTTGTATTGAAAAGCTTGAATCTAAATACCTACACATGACAAGGGAGGAGGATCAATGAGAATAGAATGTTTTAGCCCTAGAGAATGGTACAAAATAGCTGATACTATTTCTAGATATTGTCCTAGTGAGTCACTTATAGAAAAACTTGTACAACAGATATATGAAAAAACTGATTTATTTTCTTACACTCACGATTGGTTTATAAAAAATAATTTTAATCCTATATATTTTCCTGATAGAAAAACTATAGAAAAATGTGAAAATGGCTATGGATTAACTAGAAGAATGACAGATTATAAATCTGATGAAGGCAAAGGTATTATTCAATTTAAAAAAGATTATCAAAAGTATATTCTGAATAAATATGTAATTACAGAAAAACAGGAGACTAATAATGATTCAATGTCCTAACTGCAACAGCGACAATACTATTGTCTTACATACAAGAGAAAGGGAAGCTGCATATCTTTGGAGGTCTAGAACCTGTAAGGAATGTGGTAAAAACTTCAGTACAAGAGAGTACAGTTTGGAAGAACTTGCCAAGCTTATTGATGAAGGTAAAGAATCTCTTGATATTATGCGTGGTCACTGCGATGAATTACTAAGTGATCTACAGGTTTTAATCTCTCAATATTCAAATACAAAGGAGCTTAAATGATGGAAGTAACAATAGAATTTATGGAAGCTGGTTTCTTTTTTAATAAAGAAAGCGGTATGCACCCAGAAAAACCTTTGATAAATGTTGTTTGGGTTAAAGATGATAAGGCTTATGGTTCTATATCTACAATCGAGGGTCTTTTTTATCCTAATCTTTGCCCTGATCTTGTAACTGTACCTGAGAATGTAAGGCTTGAGGTAATTAGAAAGTATGAAGATGAACTTAAGCCTTACTTGCAATGACAAAGCAAACTGATTTAGAAGATCGGATGTGGAGTCGTGGGTTTGACAGACGACAACGCAACATTAACAACAACTTATCAAAGGGTACAGAATCAGAAACAGATTATGCAAGAACCATGATCAAAGCAGGTCTGTTACCTTTTGTTGATGCAATACAACAGTTCCTTGATAGGGCTTGGAGGGGTACACCAGGGGTAAAAGCTACAGCAGCAATCAAGCTACATGAATTTAAA